GACCGGGTTTGAAATTGGCAGCGGCAAGCGACCGCTGCACGTTTCGTTTTCGGTAGAAAAGGCCGACACCAACAGCCAGAATACGGCCAAAGTGACTATCTGGAATCTGAGCGACGAACACCTTGCAGAGCTGAACAAAAACGACTGCGTGGTCGTACTCCATGCCGGGTATGGCGATACACGTCCGCTCATCTTCACCGGCGTGGTCACATTTGCCACGACAAAGGCTGACGGAGCAGACAGGTCAACGGAGATCGAGCTGGTGGATAACCGCATTGAAGTCCGCGACACCTACGTTTCCGTCAGTTATTCCGGGGCTGTGAACTGCAAGACCCTGATTCAGGACACCGCAGATCAGATGGGCGTGACGGTATCTTTCTCCTACAACGCAGAGTTCAAGGACATCCCCAATGGATACAGCTACGTTGGTCCAGCCAGAAATGTACTGACGAAAGCCTGTGAAACCAGCGGGCTGGTCTGGAGCATCAACAACGGCGTCTTGCAGGTCAAAAAGCCGGGAGATACGATGAGCCGCAAGGTGTATGAGCTTTCGGCAGAAACGGGCCTGCTGGGCCTCCCAGAGCGTGTCCAAATCTCCAATGAGGACAAGGGATACAGCTACGGCTGGGACGTGGAGTATCTGATGAACGCCGCAATCGGGCTGGACGATTATGTGTACCTGAACAGCAAAGTGGTCAAGGGCTATTTCAGGGTCTACTCGGTGCGGATTGAGGGTGACAATATGGAAGGTTCGTGGAGCTGCACAGCCCGCCTGCTGGAGGTGAAGCAAGAATGATGCAGGAGTTTGTTGACCAAATCAATAAAAGCGCCCGCAGCGCGACGGAGGATATGCACACGGCCTTGCCGGGCGAGATAAAAAGTTACGACCCGGACAAGGGTGTCGCCACAGTGTTACCGAAGGCAAAGTTCACAAAGCCTGATGGCAGTACGATGGACTTCCCAGAAATCTCAGGAGTCCCGGTCATGTTCCCGCAGAGCAAAAACGTCACCATTGCATGGCCCATCAAGAAAGGCGATGGATGCCTGCTGGTTTTCAGTGAGCAGGCACTCGATTACTGGATGTACGGCAAGGAAACTGACACCAAACTGAAGTTCGACTTGACCAATGCCGTTGCCATTCCGAATCTCACATCTGGCGGCAACAGCACCATGAAGCTCGCCTGCGATGAGGATGCTGTGGCGATTGCAGCGGGCGACACCACCGTCAAGATTACGCCCAGCACTGTGCAGGCCGAAGTTGGCGGAACCGTTCTGACGGTATCGCCTGATGGCGTTACCATTGAAGGCAAACTCACGGTCAAGGGCGGCATTGTTGCCCGGGATGATGTTAAAGCGTCCAACGGCAGCATCAGCCTTGCAAACCACACCCACAAAGGAGACAGCGGCGGCATGACGGGCAAGCCGCAGTAAAGGAGGGAAAAGCGTGATAGACCTGAAGCTCGATGTCACCGGAGACTTAGAACTCTCGGCGGCAGGCGACATTTCAGCTACGGACAGCATCGTACAGGCTGTCCGTATTCGTTTGCTCTGGTTCTTCGGAGAGTGGCGGCTGATGCCTTCGCTCGGCTTTCCGTACTTTGAGAACCTGCTGGTCAAAAATCCGAATGAGTCCAAGCTCCGGCATCTTATCCGGGAAACCGTGATGTCTGTCGATGGAGTGACGGATATATCGGAAATCCTGTTCAACATCGACAAGAAAAGCCGTAGGGCATCCGTGGAGATTACGTTCAACACGGATGAGGACAGCTTTAGAGAGGAGGTCAAAATCCCGTGGCAAAATATGGCCTGACCCCGCAGGGGCCAAATCCGAAACGCCTTGATGTCATCCTTGAGGATATGCACAGCAAGATGACAGACCGCCTCGGCGTAAATACCCGGCAGAACCCACAGTCTTTGCTGAATCACATTCTGACCAACGTCGCAGATGAGATTGCAGAGCTGTGGGAATTTGGCGTAGATGTGTACCACTCGCAGTACACATCCAGCGCCACCGGCGTAAGTCTGGACTATGCTGCACAGTTTGGCGGCTCCACCCGTGAAATGGCAGCAAAGTCCTATTACAGCATCCTCTGCACGGGTTTGGACGGAACAACCATTCCGGCAGGAACGGTGATTGCATCCGACACAAACCCGGCGACAAGTCTGACAGCTACCGCAGATGCAACCATCACGAGGTCGGCTTTCAACAAGGCCACCGTCATCCTTGCATCACCGGCGGCTACAACGGCCCTTGGGGTGGCTCTTAACGGAAACCTATACACCATCACCCCTGACCCCAAACAAAGCACCAGCGAAGCCCTAGAGGCTCTGGGAACAGCCATCACGGATAAGGACTTCCATGTGACGGTCATCAACGACACCATCGTGATCGAGGCGGTCGATGAAACCAGCTCCAATACGCTGGTCCTGTCAGAAAACCTGACCACTGCTTCTGTGGGCAGCATCGTCACATTTGAGACTGCCGAGCCGGGCGACATCTTCATTCCGAACGGCGTAATCACGAAGATCACGAAAGCTGTTCCGGGCATGGAGTCCGTGGTCAACGTGGGAAGCTATGTTGCCGGTCAGCTCGCAGAGAGTGATGTGGAGTTCAGAAAGTCCTACACGAACAAAATCTACAACCGCTCGTCTGCCATGCTGGAAAGCATCAAGAGCGCCATCCTGAAGAATGTGCAGGGTGTGGTGAGCGTAGCTCCCTATGAAAACTGCACAAATGAAGTCGATTCTGCCGGCCGGTGGCCGCACAGCATCGAAGTTGTAGTCGAGGGCGGCGACGCAACGGAAATTGCCCAGCAAATCCTGAACACAAAGGCAGGCGGCATCAATACTTTCGGCAGCGTAGAAACCACCCTGCACGGCGTTTACGGCGAAGACATCGTGGTGCGCTTCAACCGGCCGACGTACGTCAAGGTCTGGTTCAAGGTTGGCGTCACTCTGAGCCCGAACACAAATCCGCCTACCAACTATGTCGAGCTTGTCAAAGAGCAGATTCTGGAGAAAATGAGCGCACTGGGGGCGGGCGAGAACGTCATCCCGCAGAAGTTCAACCTTCAGGTGTCTGGCATCGACTACATCGACGTATGGTTGTTTGCAACACCGAATGACGGCGATATGCCCACTGGCTACACCCAGCGCAGCGTGTCCATCTCGGCACGGGAGCGGGCCGTTACGGACGAAAACAGGATTGAGGTGGTCATGGATGGCTGATTACGTCCAGAAGCTCCGGGATGATCTTGTGGAGCAGTTCAAGGGCAAGCCGGTCATCGACGCGCTCATGGAGGCCGTCGGTGATGAGCTGAACGAGGTTCGACAGTTCTACGAAGACCTGCGCAACAAGCGGAATATCCAGACCGCAGTTGGGAAGCAGCTTGATGGCATCGGCGACAATGCGGTTCTGACCCGCCTTGAAGCTGGTGCTTTGGCCTGCGCCAAAGAATCTGTGTATGTACTGGATGATGATGCCTACCGGACGTACCTGATATACAAAATCTGGAAGAACACCAACAACTGCACCTACTATGACATCATCCGGGCGTTCAAAATGTTTTGGGATAAGCCCCTGCATTACCGCGAGGACCCGGCTATCCCGGCCACTATGATTTTTGAAACCGATGCCCTGACACCGGAGGCTGACGTTTCAAAACTGCTGAACGCTCCGTTCATCAAGGCGGCAGGTGTGGCAATTCTGGTGGTGGCGAACACCGAGGCTCCTGAAATGGTCGCAGATGTGCCGGTCGAGGGCATTCTGGGCCGGGGCTATACGACAACAACCCTGCCGGAGATTGAAACCGGCGAAGCATTCATCGACACTGTGCTGCCGGTCCCGGCTGCACAGAACATCACGCAGACAAAACTGCCTAAACTTGAGGAGGATGAGTTATGAGCTACTATGGCTTTGTTGTTACTGACAGCGGCCGAGAGCTGATTGCCAAGCTGGTTGCCGGGCAGCAGCTCCCGATCTCGAAGATTATGGTGGGAAGCGGAATCGTCCCGGACGATGTGAAGCCTGCATCCATGACCGCGCTGGTTGAGCCGGTCGCTGCGGGCACATCGACTGCGCCGGTCTATGATGGAGCCAGCGTCCGCATGATCGTTGAATACCGCTCCGACCTGAACGGCGGTCTTGACCATGGCTTCTGGCTCCGGGAGTTCGGCGTATTCGCCTTTGACCCGGACAAGGGCGAAGTCCTTATCTACTACGGAACGCTGGGTGACTACCCGCAGTACGTCAGCGCTGCATCTAATACCGGCGTGG